GTATTTGATCCTTAATTGAAACTGTTTTAGTTGTGCTTTGATTATTGGTATTTTGATTATTCAAAGCATTTACTAATTCTTCTGCACTAGCATATTCTGAACCTGATAGACCAAATGCTGCTAAACATCTTCCCAAAGAGCTTGAACTACAGTTCTCCATAGCACTTGTTTTATTTATGAAATTAGCATTTCTATGTTCTTCTGCATGACCAACAGCATAAATAGTATCAGAAATATATAGTTCGGTTTTAACGACAACTCTGTCATTATCATGGAATAGTATTTCTTCATTAAATCTAGCTTCAGGGAAATATTGCAAAAGGTGTCTGTGTCTTTCATTAACTGTAGAATATTTTTTACCTTTAATATCAACAGTTGGAATTTTATTAGCACTTGTTAAACATTCCTTTCTTCTTTCTTTGAACCCTCCCTTACTTTTTTCTTCTGTCGTCTGTGGCTTTAGTTTCATTTTTTCCTTTCATTTGTATCTTTTGGTTTTCTTTAATTTGATCTACATCTTTCTGTACTTTAGCTTCTAAATAGCTTTGGTTCTTAGCAATCATTTGATCTTTTAACTTTAATAAATCTAACTCTTTTTTTAGTTTTGATATTTCATCATCTCTTGCATGAAGTTGTTCTATATGTTTCTTTTCATTATTCTCATAAGTTCTAATTTTAGTTTGCATCTTTGCAAGTTCCATCATTACAGTATCTGTCATTTTTTACCTTTCATTACTTCTTCAAGTGTTAATTTATGAACAATAATATCCTGTACTGCCTGACCTACTATTGCTCCTATATCCATGTTTAAGTTACCTAATAAGGCTTTTCTTTCTTTAGCAGTTAATATTACATAGTCATTAAACCAAATATCTAAACTTTTATTGAGCTGCGAAGGTGATAAATGATCTGCTGTAAAACAGCCACCTTCTTCACCTTTTTTGCTCCACTCTTTTCCAATTGTTTTCATAGATTCTATTTATTAATTAATACAAAAAGTGTCAATAAATTATACAAATTATATTCAATTTGAGAGTTTATCATTATCAAATATTATGGTTGCATTAAAACTAAATGAGATTCTTTCGTTATCTTTATCATCTGTATTAAATGGATAAACAACATGAGATAGTGAGTTAGGAAATAATATCCAATCCCTAACCTCAGGCATAACTCTATAAGAATTATTGTTAAACATATTTTCAGATCCTTCTATGAACTCTGTCTGACCTGAAAAATCATTATGTTCTTTTGCATTGGTTGTTGAAATCATTTTAGGAATTTTTAAATAACCTACGCAGCTTAAATGATAATTACCATGAACATATTCTGTGTGAGTATGGCAAGGGTTATAATCTCCAGGTTTTGATATTACATACCAAGCAGAATTAATTAAAACTGATTTAATTTTATGTTCTATATGATTTTTGACATAAGTATTAATAATAGGATCAAAGAATTTTTGTTTCCATTTAAGCATAATCTCTGGTGATATTAGATACTCTGAATCTACATGACCTACCAACTTTTTAGACCAATCATGGTTCTTTTGTTTTTCTTTATCTTGTCTTATTTGTTTTAAATCATTTTGAAAGTCTTTCATTAGTTCTAATGGCATAACTGCTTTAGCAACTGTTGAGCCAAAAGGTTTAAATAATTTAAAATTTATCTTGTCCGACATCTTCCTCCATTGGTTTAAGTTCTTTTAATTCTATTTTATATGCAGCAGGTCTATCTTGGTAGCCAAAATTTGATAGCTTTTCTGGTGGTAGATCATCATTATAAATAAATGAACCCATAATACTAAAATTAAAATCTTCGTTATTGTCTTTAATGATTAATATATAAGTACCTTTCTTTTCTCCAGGTCTTATTAGTAAAAAATTATATGATTTTTTTTCTTGGGTTCTTATCTCTATATTGTTTTGAAAGTCTGAGTCTGAATAGAATTGGTTATCATCACTATAAGAACCATTATAAAAGCTATTAGTTGCCTTTGCATAAGCAACCTCTCCTAAAGTTCCTAAGATGCCATCTGTTAGTTGTGATTTAATTCCTTTAGTGTAACCATAAGAAAAGGTTTTACCCATCTTTAAATTACCAATATATCTTTTGGCAGCAATATTTAAGGCTAGTTCTACTTCGTTAGGTTCTAGTTTTATTTTTATCATTTCTGACTTGATCTAATTGTTTAACCCTTTTTTCATATTCTTCAATGCTTTCACCAGAAAAATATTTAAACCAACATTCTGCACAATAATCTTTGCCTTTCTCAACTACATCAGCTTTGTTTTTACATTTAATACAGGTTCTTATATCACCATACATATTCATTCACTATATCTATTACCTTTACTTATATTTTTACTAGCAATCAAATATTGAAGGTTATTTTCAACATGAAGTCCAGAAACATTTTTACCCTGAAGTGGCACAATATGATCTACATGATAACCTTTAGGACAATTTTTATATATTTCTTTTATCCTATCTAAATTAGACCATTTAGGAATTGCATTAAATTTAGCTGCTCTCCTTTTATTAGTTTTAGCATTCATTTTTGCCTTACCTTCTTTAGTAGAATAATATTTTTTTCTATATAATCTTTGTTTTTCCTTATTAATAGGATTTGAATGATATTTCTTATCTGAAATTTTTTTCTTTTTATATGCTTCTGGATTACTTCTATACTTTCTTTGTTCTTTATTTATTCTAATTATATATTTATCAAATATTTCTAAATGTCTTTGTTGTTTTAAATTTATTTTTTTATTTAGTAATTTTAATTTTTTTATTTTTCTAGCTAGTTTTATGTTTTGCCAAAGAATTTTAGCATTTTTTTTTCTTTTAATAATACCTTTTTTAGATAATCTATATTTTTTTTGTTGTTCTTTACAATGTTCAGTTTGTCTATATCTTTTTAATGCTTCTTTTCTTTTTCCTGAAACTCTCCAAAATGTTAAACAACATTTTCTTGAGCAATATTTTTTTGTTTTTCCTTTTGATTTATCTTTAAATTTTTTATTACAAATTTTGCAATTTTTTTCTTCAATATCTTTAAATTTTCTTTTAAATTTATTTAAAAAAGAACCTCCACAATATTTACTGCAATATTTTTTTACTTTATTTTTACTTTTATCAATAAAAAGTTTATTACAGTTTAAACATTTATTTTTAATTGGTTGCATAATAAAAAATAAGTAATGCGATCTCTACTGCGATAATTGTTTCAAGCATTTATTCACCTCCATATAAAGTTTTTTTGCCATCTAAAGCTGCACATTTATATTCAAATTCTTCTATTGATTCACAATTACCAACAAAGGCTGAAGTGGTTATGGGTAATTTATAAAGTCCTTGACTACCCCAATGTGTTGAATGACTTTCTTTATTTAATTTTATTCCTTCTAAAATAATTTTATCACCTTCTTTAATTGTTATTTCATTACCTCCTGCTGTACCCATAAAATGAAAATGAGCTGTAATTTTACCAAAGGCTTTATTTAATATTAAAGAACCTTGAACAACACCTTTTAAAACTTTTTTATCATATTCATATTCACCCTTTGACCTTTTTATAGGTACTAACTTTATTTTTTCGTTACTCATTATTTTCCTTTCCTGTTGGTTTTTGTATTATGTGATCTTTATGTAATATTCCTTTATGTAGATGATTTCTTTTACTACCTTTATTTGGTGGAATACTAATTATACATACTCTTTCATTTGATGCTTTATTATATTCATTTTGAACATCTATACCTTTTTCTGCTAGTGCTTTTTTTACTGCTTTATTAATTTCAAACATTCTATTTTTTCCTTTGGTTTTAGGTTTTTAATTCTATTCCAAGTAACACCATTGATAGACCTAGATCCCTCAATGATGTTCTTGAAAGTTTGTATAGCCAATTTTTCTTTGTCTATATTAGTTGAGAGTTTTATTTTTTCTTTCACTTATATTCTTTTTTAATTGGTCTAATTTATTGCTCCAAAGCTCTTTCCAACCTTTAGGACAGTTCCATTTCATATATTCTAAGTTCCTTATTCTCCTTTTATCCCTTAAATCTATATTAAAATCATAGACTAAAGGCAAACCATATTTATTTCTCATTTATCTCCCTTTATTTTTTAAAATGTATTAGCAATATCACTTTCTTTAATGCCTTCACTAAAAATATTACTAATTTTTATATCATTGTTACTAATATTATTTTTTATATCTTTAATATTATTAACAATACTAGTTATTTTTGTTTGATGTTTTAATTTTAATTCTAATTGTTCTTGTTCTGAATAATCATCAATTGGACAATAATCATCATTTGGATATAAACCATATTCGTTTAAATCACTCCAATTTTTTATTTCTTCTTGATGTTCTTTCTCTAATTTCAATAACAATTTATTATAATGATTATTTTCACAGTTTAATTTATAAAGTCTTTCATATTTTAAGGTTTTTAATTCCATATCTTTTATATAATTAAACATTCTTTTTGCATCATCGTAAATGTATTTAATTAATCTAGGCTCAACTTCTATTAATTTTCTTACTGTTCTTATATTTTTATTTTTAAATTCTAAATTACCATCAAATTTATATTCTCTAAATTTATGTTCATCTGTATATGATCTAGCATTTTTAAATATATCTAATACTTTTTTTAAATTTATTTCTTTTCTTGATGTTTCAACCCACTCTTTTTTTAAATCAGCTAAATTATTAGAATTTTCACTAGCAATTGATTTAACTAAATTAACTGGTGTTTCTAGTGTTGCTAATAAACTATTATAAGCAGGATGAGAATATTTAGGTAAATTATTTTTTGTCATAATTTACCCCCAATTTTTTAAGTTCTTTTCTTAACCACTCTTGAGCATTTGTTTTGTGTTTTGAGGTATATCTTAACCAAGTTATAGGCATTAAATATTTGCCATCTTGAGCATTGGCAAAAGTTTGCCATTTATTATCCCAAGTTTTTTTGACTCCATATTCTTTAATATTCATTTCTCCCCCTTTATAAATTTAACTATTTTATTAAAGTATTTTTTAGGCAAAGGCAAAATTACTTCCTTTTTCCTAATTTCTGCGTCTTCCATATCCATGAATGAA